CAACTCATGGATCTCTTCAACAACAACGTCGGACGGCGACTGGCCCTTGATCCGAGAAACAAGGATCGATCGGCGGAAGAGGTCATTCTGGAAGCGTTGCGGAACGGGCAATTGCAAACGCGGAGCTTCCGCTTGCCCGGGCCCTCGGCACCCGAGCCGCAATGGCCCGGAATCTTTCTCGGGGGGCCTTATATGAACCGTAACGGAATGTGAACGGAAAGCCTGGGCAAGCCGGCTTGACGGCACGGCTGCATTTGTCGTTGACGCCTGCTCGATCGAAAGGGTACTCTATCAATGGTTGTAAAAATATTGTACGGTGAGCCCTTGTGGTTGAGACTTAACCGTGCGGTTTTGATGGTGCTCTTGGCAGCAGGGCTCGCGGTTTCTGCGATGCCGGCCGTTGTAATCCTCACCGACTGCGAGACGAACCGAGTGTTGCTTCTGAACGGCGGCAAATTCGCGGCACGAATCACGCTGGGGATCGAGGATCGAATCCTGTGGACCGGGACGTTGGAGCCATGGACACCGTCGCGTCAGGGATTTGACATACCCGGGGGAGGCTTCATCGTTTCTATAGAGTTTCCGGAGAGCGATGTCGCGTACACGGAACACGTCGGTTACACCTCGCCGTTCGATGGCATTACGCATGTCATCTTTGTCGACGAACGCGGGGCAAGTACCGGATACTGGGAATTTCCGATGCTAGGCGAAGAACCGATCCTGCTCGAGTTTGTTCGAGTTGCCACACCCATTGCTCTTCAAGCATTGAGCTGTCTTGACAAACGTTTCATCGAAGGGCGGCCGCTCTAGGTCAGGCGTGCGGCAACAGCTTTCATTCAGCCAATTATGCCGATCCTACCGATGGCCGCGCAGCAGGACGCAGGGGCAAGACCGGTTGCCCCAAGAAAAGGCGGATTCAGCAGTTCATCCCTGGCGACCTCTACTGTTTGGGGTTTGTATCGGCCGGTGAACGTCGCATCTCGAAGCCAGGCTTCGTGGCGGTTTGTCTCTGGTCCCGGCACTGCCGTCCGGAGGATACCAGCTGCCGGAACGATCCTTTCAGGATCATCGACGAGCGCCGCCTGACGCGGAGGGTCGAGGGCTGCTGGCGGGCCATAGGGTGCGAGGAAGGCCACTCGACGACCCTGTCTAGCCGGTTGGCTTTCCGATACCCCCTCACGGAAGCCGGCGCTTCGCTCTGCCTAGCTTCGCGATCCTTCGCGGGCCGAACAAGCACGACTCGGACCCGCAGGACCGACCGCCGGATGGGGTGAAACGCGCCTTCATCCGCGGTCACTTGTTTCAACAAACCGAGGTTTATCCCATGACCGACGCAGCGACGCCGGAACCGGCAACTGCACCCGAATCGCCCGCGGACTCGTCGCGGGCGTTGGACCTGCCCGCCGCCGCTCGGAAAATCGAGCGCCTGCTCGATGCCGAAGAAACCGTGTTGGGGCCGACCGATCGGCGCCGGCGGCGCAGGCCCACGGCCTCTGAAACGGACGGGCCGACCGAGCGCAAGAACGAGGCGGGAGACGACACCGACCTCGCCGCCGAGGCGGAGTCGTCCGCCACAACCGAGCCCGAAGAAGAGGAGGGCGAACAGCCCCGCTACACCGTCAAGATCGACGGCGAAGAGCAGGAGGTCACGCTCGCCGAGCTTCTCAAGGGCTACCAGCGCGGCGCCGACTACACGCGCAAGACCATGCGCCTGGGCGAGGAGCGGCGCGAACTCCGGCAGGCGCGGGAGCGCGCAGAGCAGGAGATCGCCTCCGCCCAGGCCGAACGGCAGCGCTACGCGCATGAGCTCGACGTCTTCATCCCCTATCTCCGCCAGCAGATGCAGGCGCAGTTCGCCGGCATCGACTGGGCGCGGCTCGCCGCCGAGGACCCGGTCCGGTTCAATCAGCTCAAGCCGATCCACGACACGCTGGCGGTGCAGCTCGGCCAGGCCGAGGCGGCGCAGATGGCCCTGCGCGAGCAGGAGCGGCAAAGGCTGATCGAGCTGCAACGGGCCGATCAGCGTCACCTGGCCGAGGAACGCCGGGCGCTCGCCGAGCGGCTTCCCGAGTTCGCCGACCCGGTGAAGGGGCCGCGCGAGAAGGCGGCGCTGCGGGCCTATCTGCTCGAGACGGGCTATCGCGACGAGGAGCTGGCCCGCCTCGTCGACCACCGAGACGTCATCCTGGCCCGCAAGGCCATGCTCTACGACCGGATGATGGCGTCGAAGGACAAGGTCGCGCAGCGGGTGGCCGCGCTGCCCCGGGTGCAGACACCGGGCGCGGCAGCGGGGCGGGGCGATCGGGCTGCGACGCGGCGTGCCGCCTTGATGAAACGCCTCAAGAGCACGGGACGGACCGAGGACGCCGCCCGGCTCATCGAGGACATGCTTTAGGAGAAGGAGCGCAATGGCACAACCGACGAACACCTTCGACAGCTACGACGCCATCGGCGGTCGCGAGGATCTGAGCGAGGTGATCTACAATCTCAGCCCGACCCAGACTCCATTCCTCGCCATGGCCCAGAAGCTGAAGGCGAAGAACACCTATCACGAGTGGCAGACCGACAGCCTCGCCAGCCCGGACACGGACAACGCCGTGATCGAAGGCGACGACGCCACGCTGGATGAGGCAACCCCTACCGCCCGCGTCGGCAACTACACGCAGATCTCCGACAAGACCGTGGTGGTCTCGGGCACGCAGGAGGCCACCGACAAGGCCGGGCGCAAGTCGGAGCTCAGTTACCAGATCGCCAAGAAGGCGAAGGAGCTGAAGCGCGACATGGAGGCGATCCTGACGGGCAACCAGGCCTCGGCCGCGGGATCGTCCAGCGTTGCGCGCAAGACGGGTTCGGTGGAGGCATGGCTGACCACCAACGTCAGCCGCGGCACCGGCGGCTTGAGCGGTGGCTTCGCCGCCGGGATCGTTTCGGCCGCGACCGACGGCACGGAGCGGGCCTATACGGAGGACCTCCTGAAGGACGTCATCCAGTCCTGCTGGAGCAATGGCGGCGACCCGTCGGTCATCATCGTCGGGCCGAAGAACAAGGCGGTCGGCTCCGGCTTCTCCGGCATCGCGACCCAGTACCGCGAAAACACCGGCACGAAGCAGGCGACGATCATCGCCGGGGCGGATGTCTACGTCTCCGATTTCGGCGAGCATCGGATCGTTGCGAGCCGCTTCAGCCGCGACCGCTCGGCCCTGGTGCTTGACCCGGAGTACTGGGGCGTGGCCTATCTGCGGCCCTTCCGACAGCACACGCTGTCGAAGACGGGTGACAGCGAAAAGCGGCAGCTCCTCGCCGAGTACACCCTCGTGGCGAAGCAGGAGGCGTCCTCGGGCGTGGTCGCCGATCTGACAACGCCGTAAGCGGGAAAGCAAATTGTCGGAAGGGGCGGCTCGCAGGAGCCGCCCCTTTCCTTATTGGGAAGGCTCCCCTCCATGATCATGCTGCCTCTCCGTCATCCTCGATCTTTCGTTCGCAATTTTCCGCTTGACAGCTATAGGATTATTTGCCTATAATCCGAATATTCTTTGATGGGGTCGTGTGCCGGTGGCCACGGCCCTTTTTCTTTCGGCCGGATGTGGACGAGGCGGCTTTCGGCCGGCCGACATTCCCGGAGACCATCGATGCGCAAACGGATTCTCGGGTTCGATCCGGCAACGGGGCTGCTCGAGTACCACAGCTATGATCCGGCGACGGACCGGACAATCATCGAGAGCGTGCAGGACGTGGCGCCGATCCTGGAACGAAACAAGGCGCTGCAGAACGCCGACGACCAGGGATGGTCGCCGTCCCGGGAGATGCGCCGGGCGGCCGCAATTCCCGACATCATCATCCTGAAATGGCGCAGCGAGGAGGGGATAGACGTGTTCGATCGGAACCACTGGCCGGCGGTCAAGCGGAAGCTGAACAGCAGCGAGTACCGCTATCTGCGGACCGCGCCGGGACGGCTTTAGGGAGATGTGGTCATGGCTCTCGCCACCTATACCGATCTGCAGGGCGCCATCGCGAACTGGCTCGCCCGGCCGGGAGACGCGACCCTGACGCCGTTCATCCCCGACTTCATCTCGCTCGCCGAGACGCGGATTCATCGTGACCTCCGGCTGCGCGCGATGGAGACGCGGGCGACCGCGACCTTGAGCGGCCCCCGTGTGGCACTGCCGCCAGGTTTCCTGGAGATGCGCAGCTTCCGGTTGAACACCAATCCCGTGACGACGCTGTCCTATGTGACGCCCCAGCAGCTCGACGCCAGCTGGGCCGGATCAAGCACCGGGCGTCCGGCCGTGTACACGGTCATCGGCCAGGAGATTCAGGTCGGCCCCGCACCGGACGCCGACTACGAGGCCGAGATGGCCTACTACAAAAAGTTCGATCCGCTCTCAGCGGGTCAGCCGACGAACTGGCTGCTCGCCAATGCACCGGACGTGTATCTCTACGCCAGCCTCCTCGAAGCCACGACGTTTCTGATGAATGACGAGCGCCTGCCGCTTTGGAGCGCCGCCTATGAGAACGCCGTGCGCGCGGCCAGGGCCGCAGAGGACCGCGCCAAGTGGGGCGGCTCGGCACTTCAGGTCCGCGCCGCCTCGCCCGGTCTGTAGAGCGAATCTCGCCCGGGAGCCGGCGCCGTCAATCCGGCGGCATAGCCGCCGCCTTGTACCGACCGATCCGAAGGAGACCCGTGCATGGCCATTGTCCAGGCGCTTTGCACCAGCTTCAAGCGCGAACTGTTGCAGGGCATCCATGATTTCAGCCAATCCGGCGGTGACGATTTCAAGATCGCGCTCTACACCTCGGCGGCGACGCTGGGGCCCGCCACAGCGACCTATACGACTGTCGGCGAGGTCAGCGGGGCCGGGTACGCGGCGGGCGGCAAGTCACTGGCACGGCTGGGCCCGAGCAGCGATGGCACAACCGCGCTGATCGACTTCGCCGACCTGTCTTGGACCGATGCCAGTTTCACTGCGCGGGGCGCTTTGATCTACAACGCGACCGAAGGCAATCGGGCGGTGGCCGTGCTCGACTTTGGCGTGGACAAGACGGTTTCGAGCGGAACGTTCACAATCCAGTTTCCAGCAGCAGACGCGGCCAACGCGATCATCAGGATTGCGTGACGGTTAATCGAAGAACAGCCCGACGTAATGGGAGCAGACGATAACGGCAAAAACCGCCACGAGAACGGCCCCGATGACGAGCGCGACAACTTCCTGCATTCACTGGTCTCCGTCCTGCGTCGACAAATATAGCGCAAATCTACGGCGTATGGATAACGCCCGGGCCAATAAAGGATAACGAACAGGCGACGAGATGCCCAAGCCTATCACCCCGGTCAACGTCACGCCGGCGCTCACCGGCTGGCAGGACGTAGACATTACCGCCCATGTCGGGGCGGATTCGGGCAACGTCCGCGGCGCGATCCTGCACATCGCCAACCAGACCGGGGCGGCGCGGGCGTTCGGAGTGCGGCCGAAGGGTGCGACGACAACGCGCACCCGCAACATGGCGAATGGCTGGCAGGCCTACCAGGTCGTGCTGGTCGATGAGGACGGCATTTTTCAAGTCAACTGCGGGAGCACGTCGCTCGAGGTTTATCTGATCGGCTATCTGCTGGCCGATGAGTACAACGGCCTCGTGAACGAGGTCGAGGTCACGCCGACCGAGGACGGCACCTATCGGACGGTGGACATCAGCACTCACGTCGGCAGCGACACGCCGATCGGGGCGGTGCTGGCGCTCGACAACGGCTGCAACACGACGCACCCGGAGATCTGTATCCGGGCCGTCGGATCGACGGATGACTATTACTGGCGGGCCTTCGGGCAGACCAACACGCTGGCGATCGTCAAGCTCGACGCGAACAAGCAGTTTGAGGCGCGGGTCGGCGGAAGCTGCGTTAATCTGTTCCTGCTCGGCTGGATCACCGCCAACGCCAACTTCGTCACGAATCTGACGCTGCACGCGCCGTCGCAGGCCGGGCAATTCGAGACCATCGACCTGAGTTCCGAGGTCGACGCCGATGCGGTCGGGGTGTGGTGGTTCCGCGATCCCGGCGACACCTTCCCGGCGGACGAGCAGACGGTCAAGGAAGCAGGGTCATCCTACGACGACGAGTTTTACTTCGGCATCGCCGCGCCGGCCTGGGGCTTCACAAAGCTGTCGGCGCTCAAGGAGATAGAGTATCGGTCCGCCGACATCGATCTCACTGCGCGGATCGCCGTCGTCGCCGACGCGGTGGAGGGGACGGCCAGCGGCGGTGTCGCTGCGCCTTCCGGTGCTTCCGGGGTTGGCGCGGTCGGCGCGGTTCAGGTCAATCTCGATGCGACCGTATTCGTGACCGGTGCATCCAGCGCAGGGCAGCTCGGGCTTGTCGCGTCCGGCGTACCGGCGACGGCAACCGCGCTGCCGATCGGGAGCGGCGGGGCGAGCGCGGTCGGACGCGTTCAGGTCAACCTGGATGCCGCGATTGCACTTGCGGGCAATTCAGCAATGGCTGCAGCCGGCCGCGCAGCGATCTTTCAATGGATGGAGGCGCCGGAGGTTTCGGGGCTTTGGGCGGAACCGGGCCCCGCAAGCGATCCGTGGACCATAGTTCCAGCGGCACTGGGGAATTGGACATGATCCCGATCGGAGAGTTTCGCCCGGACCTGCCCGACCTCGGGAATCCAGGGGCGACGCGCGCCACGAATGTCGTCCCGGCGTCGGGGAGCTATCGGCCGCTCAGCGGGCTCGTCCCTTACAGCGGCGCACTTGCGGCGCGTTGCCAGGGCGCTTTCGCCACGCGGGATTTTGCAGCGAACGTGTTCAACTTCGCGGGCGATGCCGACCGGCTCTATCATCTCGACGGCACAAGCTGGGCCGATGTCAGCCGCGCCGAGGGCGGCCTCTACGGGACGCCGGCCGACGGGGGCTGGAGCTTCGGCCAGTTCGGCGATCTCGTCATCGCCGTCAACGGGGTGGACGCGCCGCAGAAATGGGATCTTGGAAGCAGCGCCGCCTTTTCCGCGCTCGGCGGGAATCCGCCGTTCGGCCGCTTCGTGGCGATCGTCCGCGACTTCGTCGTCATCGGCCGGATCAGCGGCTTTCCGAGCCGCGTTCACTGGTCCGGCATCAACAACCCGGAGACCTGGTCTCCCTCCCCGACGACGCAGGCCGATTTCCAGACCCTGCCGGACGGCGGATGGGTGCAGGGCCTGGTCGGCGGCGAGTTCGGCATCGTCTTTCAGGAGCGTTCGATCAAGCGCATGACCTATGTCGGCGCGCCGCTGGTGTTCCAGTTCGACGAGATCGCACGGAACCGGGGTGCCGTCGCCGAAGGATCGATCGCCCATTTCGAGACGACCGCGTTCTTCCTCGACAATGACGGGTTCTATGCCTTGATCGGCGGACAACGGGTCGAGCCGATCGGGGACCAGAAGGTGGACCGGTTTTTCTGGCGAAGCGTCGATCAGGGGAACCTGCACCGAATCAGCGCCGCAATCGATCCGATCAACAAGCTGTACATCCTGTGCTATCCGGGGAGCGGAAGCGTCAACGGCACGCCGAACCGCCTGCTGATCTACAACTGGACGATCGGGCGGTGGTCGGAAGCCGAGATCGAAGCGGAAATCGTCTATCCCGTGCTGTCGGAGGCGTCCTATACGCTGGACGGTCTGGACAGCGTCTCGAGCAGCCTCGATGCGCTCGGGTTTTCGCTCGACTCACGCAGCTGGACTGGCGGGCTGATCCTGCTCTCGGCGTTCGACACGCAGCATCGCATGAACCTGTTCACGGGACCCGCGCTTGCCGCCACGATCGAAACGGGGGAGGCGCAGTTGTTTCCAGACCGTCGCGCCGTGGTGTCCTCCGTCCGGCCGATTGTCGAGGGCGCCGGTTCGCCGGGCAGCGGGCCGTCGGTGCGGCTCGGCGTACGCAACCGGACCATCGATGGCGTGGTCTGGGGTGCGGCGGCCGCCCTCAACCCGGACGGGGAATGCCTTGTCCGATCGGCCGGGCGGTATCATCGCGCCCGGATCCATCTGCCTGCCGGGGCGGCCTGGGAACACATTCAGGGCATCGAGGTGAGTGCCAAACCGGAGGGGCGCCGATGACCGTGCGACGGCACCCGGACTCTCGACGGAGGCCAGGATGAGGAGCTTCCCCGGTCTGCCGCCGGGCGGCGGCGATCCGCGGCAGGTCGCGGCGATCGTCAACCGCATCGGTCTCGGCAAGCTCAACTGCACCGGAGAGGTGGTCCTCGACCCCAACCAACCCGCGACGACCGTCACCGATCCGCGGGCGACCGCGACCAGCATGATCCTCTTCATGCCGCTGACCGCGAGCGCAGCGGCGGAGCAAGCAGCCGGTCGCATGCATGTCTCGGCCCGGACCAACGGCAGCTTCGTCATCGGCCACACCGACAGCGCCGAGCCAGATCGACGTTTCGGCTACGCCATCATCGGATAGCGCGAGCCGCGCGAGACCCAACGCGTTCGCGACGCGGATCCGCCGTGCGGCACGGCGGGCCGGGCCACCGCGTGCGCCGCTGCGCCGCAAATGGCGCGCGCCGCGCGGTGGCCCGCGCGGACCATGATGCCCTTGGCGTCTTCAATTCTTGACCCGTCCTGATCAGGAGCATCCCATGCTATTCGGACGACTTCCCAGCGAAAGCTTTCGTGGACTGGCCGGGGCTTACGGCGGCGCGGGCTTCGGGCTCG